TCCTATACTAAGTAAATATGATAAAAGATATAATAAACATAGATACGATCCTTCTAATGATAGAGGTGTCATTATAGATTTAGATGATTTAGCTGATATTTCTAGAACAGAATCTGGTGTTTCTACTAAAGTATTATTACTAGAACCACCAAAAATAAAAACACCGACTAAACCAAATGTGCCAAAAAATGTTACCAACCTATTAAAAAATTTTCAAAATGAATATCCTACTATGAAAATAGTTATAGGTGGTAAGTCTGGGAAATTAGTTGGAGGTAAATATGTTCCAGCATATTACAGTAAACATAATGATGAAATGGTATTAGATATAGATGGTATTAAACAAATGTGGAAAGATGGTAGACCATTTAAAGTTAATACTATTAATGGTGAAAAGATAATTCCATTTAAAAAGAAAGACTTTAGAGATATTAATGAATGGGTTGATTTTGTATTAAGACATGAGTTTGCACATAAAACATATAAAAGAAGACCAAATGAATCTAAAGCTGCTTATGAAAATAGAATTAATAGAATTGCATATAAACAAGTAGTAGATAATAGAAAAGATATTCAAAGAATTGGCTCTACTATGTTAGATGATGCTAAAGTATTAGATCAAGAACAATATAATTTTGGAAAGTTTGAATATGAGTTATTTCAAAATATGAAATGGGAAGATATTACATATAAAAATAATGATTTAAAAAGTAAGTTTGTAGTTGGTTTAACTAAAGCTACACAAGTATTATCACCATTAGATTTTTTTATACATTCAGGAAGTAAAACAGGAAAGATGTTTGCTATAAATTTATTTAATAGTCCACTATTATATAAATTTAATATGGATGGAATTAATAGTCCTGACACTGTTGAAAGTATGCGTCATGTTATGTTCGGAAAAGATTTAGTAAAAGTAATTGATGAAGGATATAAAGTAGCAGAAAGACTTACAGTAAAACTACAAGGTAAAGAAAGAACAGGATTAATGAAAATATTTAATCTAAAAGGTTTTTCTAATCTTAAATTAAAAAATGTATTTACTCCAGAAATGGTTTTTAAAGAAACAACATATGCAAGATTAATGAAAAATAAACATGATATTCCAGAAATTGCTGAATATGCAGAATTTGTAGGTAATAATTATTTTAAACTATTTAAAGATAAAATAAATCAACAAGGATTATTTTTTATACCTCTTATAAAAATGGAAGATTTTGCTTCTACTTTAAAAGAAATATTTGCAAACCCAAAAACTAAAGTTTGGAAAAATCCAAATACAAAAGAAGAATGGACAAGAGCAGATGCAAATAAATATATTAAAAGAATTGACTTAGAAATTAAATTAGCAAAACAATTAGATGATGATTTTTTTGTACCAGTAAATTATAGATGGGATCAAATATCTACAAGATGGAAAGAATTTTCAAGTTTATTAGCTAGACAAATGGCTGTAGCAAGAGATACTAAAGGCAGACGGATATTTACTGATGATGATATAATAGAAATTATACCTAATTTTAAAAATTATAGTCCAGATGCTAAACCAGTTTATGACAAAAACATTAAACCTGGTATGTTATATGAATTAAAAGGAGGTTATTTTTCAAAACATTTAAAAACAAGATACTTAAAAGATATTGATTATAAACCTTTATTTAAAGCTGGATTTATAGAAGATAATTTAGAATTATCTATGTCTTATTACTTTAGATCAATAGGTCCTGATATAGCTATGACAGAAAAGTTTGGTGATCCATATGGATATGGTTGGTTTTTTGATGGAGGTAAAAATGGTTTTGCTCCAGGATTAATGCAAGTAGGAGATGATTTACAAAAACAAGGTGCAAATTATTATGGTTTGCAACGATCAGAATTTAACAAAAGGTTTAATATTGAAATGGAAAAAGCAGAAGCATCAGTATCTTTGGTAAAAAATAAATGGGGATTACCAGATAATCCTAATGGTTATGCTTACAAAACAGCAACAATGATAAAAATATTTAACAATGTTAGGATGCTTACTGGTCTTACACAGATAGCTGACATAGGTAGAATTATAACTGTAGATGGATTAATAGCATCATCAACAAAATTAATACAAGCATTTTCAGGTGGAATGGCTAGATCAATATTTGATAAAGGTTTCAAAGAAGCTAAGTTGTCTTTTCAAGCAATAGACTGGTCAATAAGTAGTGCAAGAAGTGATATTATAGCTGGTAATGATACTTTAAGAAGTAGCTTTACTGGTGCAGAACAAATTTTTCAAGAGTTAAATACATTTGCATTTAGATATGGAAACTTACAAACTCCGTGGAATGCTTTTATAAAAACAGTAGCAACCATTTTTATTCAAGGCAAACTTTTAGACATTATGGAAAAAATGTTAAAAGGTAGAGCTAAACAATGGGAAATAAATTATATGGCTGGTTTAGGAATAGGTAGTGATACACCTATAAAAAGAAAATTTATAGATGATATTATGAAAGAATATAGAAAATATGGTCAAGGTGTAGGTACAGAAAAAGGAGTATATGCAAGAGAATATGACAAATTAAAATTTCCTAATACTGATTTATGGGAAAACTCAGATGCAACTATGAAATTTAGATTAGCTATAAATAAAGAAGTAGATAATGTAATTGTTACACCAGGATTATCTGATGCACCATTATTTGCTAGTACTGTTCTTGGATCAGTTTTATTTCAATATAAAAAGTTTGGATTAGGATATACAAGAAGGGTTTTGTATAGAGGATTGCAAATGGAAGATGGTAGATTTTTAGAAAGTTTAGCTGCATTAACTGCTTTAGGTATGATACTAGATGCTATAAGAGCAAAACAAACTAATGCACATTATAGTAATAAAACTTTAAGAGAAAAAATATTAGATGGTGCAGAAAGAGGTGGTGTTGGTGGTATGTTTACAGATATTGATAGATTAATAATGGCATTTACCAATAACAATGTAGGGGTTAGACCAACTATATTAGGTATAAACAAACCATATGGTACTTCTATGAAAAGAAAGATGGGTTCTGTAGCTCCTGTAGGATCTACTATAGGTGAAGTAGGTGAAATTATGTATGACTGGGGTAGAGGAAGGCATAACCATCATACTGCTAGAAGAATTAGAAGATTAATACCTTTCAACAACTTATGGTATGCAGATTTTTTATTTGATAAACTAGAAAAAGGACTATATTAGTAAACAATGGCATTAGCAATATCAGATACTTCGCCTAGAATACAGTATACAGCTACTGGTGGGCAAACTGCATTTACAGTTCCGTTTGAATTTTTTGCTGATGCTGATCTAACAGTCATTAAAACAGCTGCATCTGATGGTGCAGATACAACTCTTACCCTTACTTCAAGTCCATCTTCTGCTACTCAGTACTCCGTAACTGGTGCTGGTGTATCAGGAGGTGGATCTATTACACTCGGTAGTGGAGCTACTGTTAATGATAAATATACTATATCTAGAAACTTAGCTGTATCTAGAACTTCTGATTTTCCTGTATCTGGTACATTTCCTATAGAAACACTTAATACTGAACTAGACAAAATTATTGCTATGATTCAGCAAAATGAGAGAGATATATTATTTTCTCCAAAAGCTAAAATATCTACATCAACTGCATTTAACCTGACATTTCCTGAGTTAGTAGCTAATAAAATACTTACAGTTAATAGTGCTGGTAATGCTTTAGAGTTTTCACAATCAATTACAGATGTAGCAACTGTTGCTGGCATTGCTAGTGATGTTACCACAGTAAGTGGTATTTCATCTAATGTTACAGCTGTTGCTGGTAATGCAACTAATATCAATGCTGTTGCTGCTGATGCAACTGATATAGGTGCTGTTGCTGGTAAAGCCACAGAGATAGGTAGATTAGGTACAGCAGATGCTGTAGCAGATATGGCTATCTTAGGAACTGCTGATGTTGTTAATGACATGAATGTCTTAGGTAGTTCTGCAACTGTAACTGCTATGAACTTATTAGGTACTTCTGATGTTGTATCAGATATGAATACCCTAGCCACAGCTGACATAGTTTCTGATATGAATACTTTAGCAACTGCTGATGTTGTTGCAGATATGAATACTCTGGGTACTGCTGATGTAGTATCTGACATGAATACACTTGCTACTTCAGACATTGTAAGTGATATGAACACTTTAGCTACATCTTCAAATGTAACTAATATGAATACTCTTGCTGGTATATCTAGCGATATAACTACTGTTGCTGGAATTTCTAGTGCAGTTAGTGCTGTAAACTCTAATGCAACTAACATTAATGCTGTAAATTCTAACTCATCAAATATTAATACAGTAGCTGGTATATCATCAAATGTTACCACTGTTGCTGGAATATCTAGTAATGTAACTACAGTAGCTGGTAATAATTCTAATGTCAGTACTGTTGCTTCAAATATTACAGACGTTAATACATTTGCTAACCAATATCGAATCGGATCAAGTGATCCAACATCATCTTTAGATGAAGGTGATTTATTTTACAATACTACAAGCAATGTAATGAAATTTTACAATGGTAGTGCTTGGGTAGCCATTTCTGCTGACACAGATACTTTAGTAAAAGTATCAAGTAATGATACAACTGCTGGATTTCTTAATGGAAAACTAGTAGCTGGAAGTAACATTTCCTTTACAGAAAATAGTGATGGTGGTAATGAAACATTAACAATAGCTGGTTCTACTGATGTTGTTGGTGATACTTCACCACAACTAGGTGGTAATTTAGATGTTCAAACAAATAGTATTATATCTACTTCTAATAGAGATATAGCTGTCACTCCAAATGGTAGTGGTAAGGTAGTTTTAGATGGATTAAATTATCCTACTGCTGATGGTACTGCAGGACAATTTTTAAAAACAGATGGAAGTGCTAATTTAGCTTTTGCTACTGTTGATGTCACAAATGCCTCTTCACTTTCTACTGGTACTTTACCCAATGCTAGATTATCAAGTGTTCCTAACTCAGCTTTAGCTAACTCTGCAATAACCATTAATGGCTCATCTACTTCTTTAGGTGGATCTGTGAGTATAGCTACTGGAACTTCTTGGCAATCTACTGCAAAAACTTCTAATTTCACTGCTGCTGCTAGCCAAGGATTTTTCGTTAATACTTCTGGTGGTGCTATTACAATGACCTTACCAGCTGGAAGTGTTGGTGCATTTATAGAGGTAGTAGATCTTAACGGAACTTTTAATACTAATGCTCTTACAATAGCTGCCGATGGATCAGAAAAAATTGAAGGATCTACTGATAATAAAATTTTTGATGCAAAAAATGGTGGTCTAAAATTAGTATATTCTGGATCTACTAGAGGATGGCTCATTGTTTTATCAGACACCTTTATACCATCCCCTACTATATCTGGAATAACTGGAAATATTTTAGTTGGAGCTGCTTCTAACTTAACATTAGCTGGTACAAATTTTGGTTCATCTGGTTTAATAATAAAATTTGTTCAAGCCGATGATTCAATAAATACAACTTTAACTATAACCCCATCAAGTTCAACTAACACTGGTGCAGTTGCTGTGCCAGCTGCGGTTTATAATAATGTCACTGCTGGCAGAGCTGTTAGTATATCAGTGACTAATTCAGATGCTCAAGAATCTGATGTTTCAAACAAAACAGCATTAGGATTACCAACTGGTGGATCTATTACTACAACTGGTGATTTTAGAGTACATACCTTTACTTCATCTGGAACATTTACAAACACTATTACAGATTTATCACTTCAATATTTAGTAATTGCTGGAGGTGGTGGTGGCTCACAATCTCAAAATGCAACTGGTGGTGGAGCTGGAGGAGCTGGAGGTTATAGAACATCTGTGCCTAGTGCTACTTCTGGTGGTGGTGGATCTGCTGAAAGTGTTTTAACATTATCCACTGGAGATAAAACTGTCACTGTAGGTGGCGGTGGTGGTGATAGAGCAAGTGGTTCTGATTCTGTATTCGATTCTATTACATCAACTGGCGGTGGTCATGGTGGTGGTTATCAACGTACTGGTGCTGCTTCTGGTGGTTCTGGAGGTGGAGCAGCTTTTCAAGCTGGTGCTGGTTCTGGTACTTCTGGTCAAGGTTTTGGTGGTGGATCTGCTACAACTGGTGGCGGTGGTGGAGGCGGAGGTGCTGGTGCAGTAGGTGGCAACTCTGGCGGAAATCACTTAGGCGGTAATGGCGGTACTGGTGTTGAATCTTCAATTAATGGTTCAGCGACAACAAGAGCTGGCGGTGGCGGTGGTGGTTGTCATAATGGATATGGTGGCTCACCTGACTCTGGCGATGGTGGTGCTGGTGGTGGTGGTCGTGGTGCTGCTGCTGGTGTGAGTGGCGGTGATACTCCGCAAAGTGGTTCTGGTAATACAGGCGGTGGTGGCGGTGGTCCGATTGGTAATAGTTCACAAGGCGGAGCTAGTGGAGGATCTGGTATAGTTATCGTTAGGTACGATTTGACAAGTATATAGGAAAAAAAAATGGCACATTATGCAAAAGTAGACAAAGGAATAGTAAAAAAAGTTATAGTAGCAGAAGCAGATTTTTTTAATAATTATGTTGATACTACTCCTGGTGAATGGGTACAAACCTCTTACAATACAAGAGGAGGTATTCATTATCAACCAAACACAAACACACCTAGTGATGACCAATCACTTTCATTAAGAAAAAATTATGCTGGTGTAGGTTATCATTATGATGGCATAGGTTTTTATATGCCACAACCCTACCCCTCATGGACTTTAAATACTTCAACATATTATTGGGAGCCTCCAGTAGCATTTCCTACAGAGGATGGCAAAACACACACATGGGATGAAACTAATAAACAATGGATAGAAAACTAATGTGTGAATGTAATGAATATTATGACTGTATTTGTAAAGGAGTAAACTATGTGTGAATACTGTAATGGCGAATGTATTTGTAAGTAATGCCTAGTCTTTCAGATAAAACTGAAATAGGCTTACCTCTTAAAAATCTATTAGGTTTGTTAGCAGTTACTGCAACTGCTGTATGGGCATATTTTGGTGTTATTGAAAGACTAAATAATATAGAAACTAGAGCTACTCTATTTGAAGCTGATCTGGTAAAAAACGCAGATCAAACTCCTATAGATCAGGAACAGTTTATGCTATTAGAATTTGTATCAGAACAAGTAGAAGGTATGTCAGAAGATTTAGAAAACATGGCACATAACAAAGTAAACATTATGAGATTACAAGCTGATATGGAAAAAGCATTAGAAGATATAGAAGAACTAAAAGACAAAGTAAGAGCAAACGGATATGGTAACTAAAGTAATTATAGCATTATTATTGTTTTCTGGTGGAACTATGATTGAACATACTGTTACTGATGGTGTTAAAGATTGTCTTGAAAAGAAAAGAATCATTGAACGCAATATGCAATCTGATACTGCAAGAGTATCTTGTGTTAAAGTAGAAGCACAGATAGAAAATATAGAAGGTGTTGAATTTATTAGATCAATGAGTAAAGTAAACTAATGACTGAATCAGAAACAGAAATAAATAAATGGCGTAAAGAAGCCAGGTCTAATAAAAGACAAAGCAATAAACTACAAAAGATTATTGATGAACAAGAAATTTTTATATCGTATCTTACAAAAAAGATACTAAGACTAACTGAAGAAGATGAAATGAATATGCACATAACTAATGAATTAAATAAATTCAAAGCTATGAATGTTACTGAAAAAATAAAGGACATACAACATGGTCAGTCAGTCGGAGAAAATAAATAAATTAGATAAAGATATCCTATTAATTAAGAAGGATATCGAAGTTATTAAAAATAATCATCTCAAACATATTGAATCTGATATATCTATGATTAAGAAAGTCATGTGGTCTGTTGGATTCCTAGTATTTTCTAACCTACTAGCCATTATAATGACACAAATAAAGTGAAGTTTTATTTAGTAATTATATTTTGTGTTCAATCTCTTAACTCACCATTAGATCAAAGTTGTGTATTAGAACCTATATATGAGCCTTATGAAACTGTGTCAGATTGCCTTGCATATGTGGATAACTTTAGATACAGTTTAAGAAATAATAAAGATTTGTACATATCAGGATTTTGTACACAGAAAGATTATAATGCCATTTGAAGAACTAAAAGAAAGAATTAAAGAACATGAAGGTTATAGACTAGATGTTTATAAATGTAGTGAAGGATTCGATACTGGTGGGTATGGTCATAAAATAATTGAAGGTGAAGATATACCTACTACAAGAGAAGGATGGGATATATTATTTGAACAAGATTTCCAAACTGCTTGTGAAGGTGCTGACAATATAGTTGGTGATTATGATATAGATACTACTGCTAAAGAAGTAGTAATAGAAATGGTTTATCAAATGGGTGAAGGTGGTGTATCTAAATTTAAAGGTATGCTATCTGCACTTAAAGAAGCTAGGTATACTGATGCCTCAGATGAAATGATTGATTCTCTTTGGTATCGTCAAACACCAAATAGAGCATCCGAACTAGCATTAACAATGAGGGAGATAGATGTTGCTTAATTTATTAGGACCAGTTGCTGGTGCTGTATTCAAAACCATAGACAAAGTAGTAGACAATAAAGGAGAGGCAGACAAACTAAAAGCTAAAGTCCAGGAGAAGATTATATCTGGTGAACTAGCAGAACTAGAAGGTGCTGCTAAAATTATACAAACAGAAGCACAAGGTGGATTTCTACAGAGAAACTGGCGACCAATTATGATGTTAGTCTTTGCTGGTTTGATGGTAGCTCATTGGTTCGGTTTTACTGCACCCAATATTCCAGAATCTGTACAAAATTCTTTACTCAATATTATCTTAGTTGGTATAGGAGGATATACTATTGGTAGATCAGGTGAAAAAATCGCAGACAGATTTAAAAAAGACAAGTAGATCATACAAGAAGAAGTTAAGTACCCCACCCACAGTCCTTAAAACGGGAAAAATGGATAAGATTTTGGTCATTTCTGACCTTCATATACCATATCACCATCCTGACAGCTTTCGCTTTCTAAATAAATTAAAAAACAGATATAACTGGGATAAGGTAATCAATATCGGTGATGAGATGGATTGGCATAGCATCAATGTAAGCCATGTTATTAATCCAGACCTACCTTCCGCAGCTGATGAACTAGAAGTTGGCAAGTTTTGGATTAAGAAGTTAGAGAAGATGTACCCTGATATGATCTTATTAGAATCTAATCATGGATCTATGGTATTACGCAGAGCCATGGCTAAAGGAATGTCTAAGTTCTTCTTAAAAGATTATAATGAAATACTAGATGTGTCATCTCGATGGCAGTGGAAAGAGTTTCATTGGGAAACTAACACACTCGGTAGGATATACTTTGCACATCAAGTATCTAAGAATATTGTTAAGTCAGTACAACTAATGTCTGCTTCGGTATGTCAAGGGCATTACCACACGCAGTCAAATATAGAGTATGTTGGTAATGACTTTCATTTAAACTGGGGTATGTCAGTAGGTTGTCTTGTAAACAAACAATCATTAGCTATGGCATACATGAAAATCAATGTAGCTAAACCAATACTATCTTGTGGTTGTATCATTAATGGTGTACCATACTTAATACCAATGTTATTAAGGAAGGATGGTTCTTGGGATGGGCAGATATACATCTAAAGATAAAAAATATTTTAATAAAATAATTGAACATGGATGTTGTGTACCTGGATGTACATCAAACACTCCTATGAATGTTCACCACTTACGAGGTTCACAAGTACAATTTAAAAGATCTAATTATCTTGTAGTACCATTATGTTTTGAACATCATTCAGAACTAACATGGGGTAAGTATAAACCAGAGTTTAAGTTCTGGGATTACTATGACTTTGATGCATTAGAATATGCTAGTGAACTGTATGACCAGTACTCTCAACAACATTAATACTCTTAACCTTTTTCATTATAGACTTACCAATGTTCTTAGAGTTCTTTTCTCCTGTTAGATACATAGCAGTAACAGCATATGCACAAAAGATTGTTTCATCATCATATCCGAACTGAGATAGATACCTAGTATAATCAGTTAAGGTTTCTATTAGTTCATCAAGCTGAGATTTTAATACCATGTAGTATATATATGGCTTTGTTTATAACATGTCAATTCATGTACCTGGAATGATTTAATGGATTTTCCAGGATGACCTTATGCTTCGTCCTTTCTCACCAACCATATATTTGCTCCAACTCGATGCCTCTAGTAATCTTTCAGAAGCTGACCAACACACGCTTTAACTAGGATATAACGCCTGTATTAATCGTTCTTAAATTCGCCAAGGGCGAGGGATTAGTGTTATTACCCTCATGCTTTCAGCTACAGATATACATTCATCATTTACCTACTTACAACCACCTTTGATTATCTCAGGCATTTGCCCATACTTCATCTCTAGTGTACCTTACGCCTCTGTATAGACGTTATTCAGTCAGCCGATACTGATAGCTATTCAGTATCACGAAACTTTACTGTGTAGGCGTGTAGCCACCAGCTTTAGCTTTACGCTTACTACCTTATGTCTTTCCTACACAGTTCCATATGGAAACTAAAATGGTATGTCAGGAATATCATCATCTGGTAAGGCATCATGATTGACTGATTCTACAGACTTATCATTCTTACCACCTAACATCTTCATAACACCAGAGAATCTTGGTATTAGAATTGATGTATTATATTTCTTATTACCACTACTATCAGTGTATTGTGATACATCTATCTGACCTTCTAGATATAATAGAGTACCTTTAGTTACATAATCTTTGATAGTCTTAGAAAGATTAGGATCAAATGTTACTACTTTATGCCAAGTAGTTTTATCTTTCTTTTGTTGAGTTTCTTTATCTGTTACTTTCTCAGTTGTAGCGATAGACATAATAGCCATCTCACCTGACTTGATAGTTTTAATTTCTGGATCTGTACCAGTTCTGCCTACAAGTATTACTTTATTAATCATTAGTTGTTACCTCCTGTACTTTTGATTTATCTACATTACCCTTGTATTTTTCTTCAAGCTGTTTCACATATTTGTTTGAATCAAACATACCCATGAATACATCAGCATTGAATCCTAAATGTGATAGTGCTTTTGTTAGTGCATCTGTTAATGCTTTCTTTGGTGCATCATCATCTACTCTACCTTTACCATCTACTAATAAGTTACAACCTCTTACTGGTCCGTATGCCATCTCTGGTTTACTTATCCATATAACTACATCAGCAAATTGAAATGCTTTGTTGTCATGTGTTAGAGTATCGTACTTGACACTATATCCCCAACCAGCACCAACTGGTCCGAAGATCTCTGTAGCTCGTCTGATCTGATAGTGAGCATCAATAGAAGTAAAACTCCTAGCTCCAAAGGATACCTTCTTAGTGAATCTTGGATCAGTTTCTTTAGCCTGATTCCATATATCCAAAGTTTTGTCTTTAAGATTAATATCTTTACTCTTAGTATTTTTACTTTCATCCATTTATATTACCTCCTCAATAGATTGAAAATCTACATAGTCATCAGGTGGTACATCTTTTTCTATATGTATTGTCCAGAACTGATGCTCTGCATTTAATAGTTTCTTCTGAAACTTTTTGTCTTGTGAAATTACAAATGCTTTCCATCTCACATTACCAAATATTACTGATAACCATGCTTTAGTTTTGTTAGCTACCATCATGTAATGCTGTACTTGAGCATAATATTTCTCAATGATTGTATCTTCTTTAGTCATCATGTTTGTATGTTTAGCTTCAAAGATACCCATAGTTTTTAGATCTTGATTCAATACAAAACCATCTACATTAGCTAACATAAATGGATAGTCTTTATGTACTAGTGTATGGTCTATCTCTTGTACTGGGAAATCTAAATTAGCTGTGAACCATTCTCTATTAAATGCTTCGGTGTATATACCTAACTGTACTGGTAGTACAAATGTTAAGTCATCTTCAACTAAACCTTTCTTGATATTATATAAATCTTTCCACTTACCAGCTGCTAGATAAGTAGCATCACTCCCTCCGATCCCTGAGCTTCTGTCTATAACTTTCTTTTGATTGTTTATATTCATTGACCTTCCTCTCTACAATGTTTTCAATATCAGTTTTTTTCTTCCATAGTGCATCAGCTAATCTCTTAGCAGATGGATCTCCGTCTATTAAACCTACTCTTAGTTTGTATTCTATCTCACGATCAAACCAAACTCTAGCTAAATAACATACTTTTTTTATCCACCATCTTTTTCTTTGTACTGGATCTGCAAGATTATACTTTTGTTTTTTATTTGGTTTTAATCTTTTATCTCTTACAAACCCTTTGACTAGATCATTTACTTTCATATTGATTTATTAACCTATCTATATACCAACGAGCTTTCTTTAAATCTTGTGTTGGTTTATCAGGGTACTTATGTCTGTTTCTTATTACATACTTGATAATGTTTGCTTCGTGATGATTTAATTTAAATTGTTCTATAACATCTATAACTTGAATCGCTGGTCCAATATAATAGCCTGGATCAATGGGGTTTATTTTTTTCATTACTCCTCCTGTTGTAACACTTTATACATGTGTATTCTCTGTAGTCTATCATCATAGCTTTAGTCCATTTTTTATTACAGACTAAACATCTTTCTAATACTAGCATATGTTTAGGTACTACACCTCTTTTTTTTCCCATAATGTTTATGTATTGAGGGCAACCATGCGGAGGAAGGAGATCATATACTATGAAGTTTGATTGCCCTCTATTCTGTTTTAGTGAAACCACTGACAGTTTGCAACCTTTCTTTCACGATCATATCTAGTATTAACTGAATCACTTGGGTAGTGTGTACTCCAATGTGTGATAGCTTGGTATGCACTAAACTTGTTTTCACCAAATTCTTTAGCATAGTTCTGATCATATTGATCTTGTATGTACCTTTTATGTTGTTGATTTACATGGCTTTTATCATTCCTTGTAGGTTGTAAGCATAGCTTATCTACTTCATAACTGAACTCACCATAGTTTACATCTTCTGCAATCCAGTTTTCCATGCAGTTATGTACAGTATGTAGTCCATCCATAGCGGAATACAAACCAGGTAATTTTAGTTTAATTTCATTACTACCTTTGTGTGCTGTATTCAAACTGATATCCCATACTGAATTCTTTAGTCCATTAAGACATAGAAATAGGTAGAAACCTAGATCAAATCTGAATGAACGCATACCATTATAGCTGTTCCACACTACAGCTTCTAGACCAATGGATGTATCTTTGAATGGTATTTGATACTCTGGTAAAGTAAATCTGGTAGCCATAACAGCACCACGATTAGACCACTTATGTTGCTCAGTCATACCATTTGTATCAAAGTTTTCATGTAGAAAATCAAGTGCTTCTATATGTGCTTTGTCATGTGATATAACTCGATATGTATTCTTATGAACTGCAATCAGTTCGTTGTTATCATCTTTAACCAACTGCTTGTAGCCATCTAGCCTTGAGCCATGTTGGTTGTATACAGGTTCTTCACGAACCTCAAACATTAGTTCTGTTGGTAGCATTATTCATCCTCCTCTACTGTTTCAATATAGTCATCAAACTCATATGAATCATAACTTTCATCAAGTCCTCCACCATGTATTGCTTTGTCATTTGCTTCTTCACTATCTTTTGCATTCACAAAATAAGTTTTTTGTACATTCCAAGATAATACAACTCTATAGTTTTTCATACTATTCAACTGTTATAATTATCTCATCTCTACCTGAGTAAGTTTCAAACTCAATTAGAATACTATTTATTTTTTTGAACTCATGTTCTTTGAACTCACCTTCTTCTCTAGTTCCATGATATACTTTTGATGCAAACTTTACCTCTGCACCTGGTGATATTCTATTTACCTTACACATTAGATCTTTAAATGTTTCTGCATTACACTTCATGTAGTTTTTCCTTTCCATAATAATTTTTGGGTAACTGAAAACCCTTGATAATCCTCAGTTCTAAAGCTTTGAACATAAGGTTCTCTACTTCTTTTCTTCCTGTTTCCATAGCCATCTGTTTGGTATCCCAATCAGTTTTATGTTGTGGACCTAGTACACTATCATCAACAGTCAATCTCCATTTAGTAATACTGTGTTGAAAGTTAGACTTTATCTTAACAATATTAACTACGATCACTTGATCTTGACCATAAGATATAGTTGCTTGGTAATGTCCTGGTCTTATGCTTCGCATGATTTACCTCCTATCTGGTTTCAAATCTAAACTCATTTAACTGTTTAAGCCAATCTTCTACAGTCTTGATGTCCTTAGTTAGTTTATCTCTGAGTGATTCAAACTCCTCTAATATTTCATTTTCTATTAGAAACAAATCATCTAACTGACTAAGTGCAGTTGATTCACCGTGATATTTTATTGCATCTCTTGTGGTTAGTCTTTGATCCCACAATCTTGCCTTTAATATTTTTAATCCTTCTGTATTCATTAGTACCTCCTGTTCCATTACACATATCACATTCATCTGAACTCTCTGGATTATTCCAATCTATTATTAATCCAAGTCCTAGACATCTGATACACTTACTGAATGTTTGGTTCTCTGTTGAGATCATAATCAAACCTTTCTCTAACCATCTCTCTGACTTCTTGTGTATAGATTAGTTTCATTCCATCATGTAGCATATGCTCTACACATTTGTTTTCTAAGTCTTGATAATTATTACAATGCTCATAGTATTTTGTATAGATAACATCAAATCTATCTAGTTCATCTTGTGTGAAGCTATCTTGTGGTAGTGGTAGTCTAGTCATTTGTTTCTCCTTTTTAAAAAAGTCAAAATGTCGGATTCGGTGATACCTCCTATCACCAGCAGTCTATTCAGACTGCTTATCTTCCTGTGTTATTGCACGATAGAATAAGAATGTTGCTGTTATACTACCGAGAAATGATATACACATTAAAGATAGTACTATTATTCCTAGTATCATAAGTAATGTTTCCATTTATTTTTTCCTTTTATATTCTGATCTTTTCTTACGATCATTGATTATTGCTACTGTGAGATTGTTTGATACCCATACTATGAATATCCATATTGGTGCACCAATTACTGATAGTATTAATGTTGGATTTAATCCTAACAACATCCACATCATTACTAGTCCACCACCTAGTGATAAATATATTAGTACAAATGTACCTATATACTCTGATCTATCTTGAAATTTAAGTCCTTGTACTCCGTTGATTACTGACATAAAAACTTTTTTTATTAGTCTGAAAAAGTAATCCACAATTCCTAATGTTTCTTTGTGCATAGTTGCCTCCTTTATACATTATGTATACTGCTATAATTAAAATTAATATCATTCGGTGATACCAGAATCCTTCCTGTTGGGGGGGGATTATATCCCCTCACCCACCAATGTGTTGATGTCTGCATTTAGAATACTTTCTGCAAATTCTTCATGCTCTTCATCTGTTGGTTGTCTTAGTGTAGATGGTGTTGCCTTGTTTTTGTTCTTGTTTTCCAAAGCCTTTTCCCATGTTTCACCATATAATATCTCAAATTTAGCTGACCAGGTGTCGTATCTGTTAGTCCAATAGTCTGCTAGATCTGACCATCCTCTGAATGTTGCTACTCTGTCATAGTCTTGTTGTTGACCAATCTCTGTTACAGTATCTACACGATCATCTTTTGCCTTAGTCAATGCTCTTTTAGCTTGATCTGCTCTGCTACTGGCATTGTTCATGCCTGTTCTAGCACCTAGACATTCATACATGATACTGTCTTTACACCATCCTTGCATAAACTCTGTGCCTTTTATTGGATACAGTAAGTCGAATACTTCATTCATATCCTGTTTAGCTGCATCATTTATAAATAATAGTTCTTTAGTTTCTACTTTCCATTCAGTCATTTTACTACCTCCAAATCAGTATTTAGTTCTGTGATATCATAGTCATCCATTTGCTTTGATACCCATTGTGCTTCTGCTCTGTATGCTTCAGCTGTTTCTAGATCTCCATTGAGTTCTGCTAGTTTTGCTAGGTCAATGTATTTGTTAATCTCATCTTGATAATCCATTATTTGATCTCCTTCATTCTTATTCCTATATCCATAGTATACTCCTTACCTTCATCATCCTCTGTTTCTATGGTGATTCCCCATGAATCCCTAGATCCACCTTCTGATACTATTACTCCTTCTATATCCTTGTCATCCAAGGTCCTGTCATTATACCAAAAGTCCATTTGATATTTATCTTCTAGTGTGTCTTTGATAGTTTCTGCTACCTTCGACATGATAGTGTATGAGTTGTATTTCATGATGATCTCCTTTCGATCTCTGAATATGCCTACTCGTCACCACAGATATATCGTTCTGTCGACATGCTAGAACTTAGTCGCACAACTTCGTGCTGGACTAAGTGTGCATGTTTACAGGTTGTATATCGTGGTAGTTCGTCTGTGTAGATTGCTGATGTGAGTACATAGCTGATACAGACGAATAGAGCATATTCGAGAGAGATAAAAATAAATATTGGGTTGCCTGTGTCTGTATGAGATATAGAGGATACGAAGGAGGTTATCGCCATAGCCGACTGAGGTAATACATAAGTCATAGGTCAATATTTATTTACAATTTTTTACTTGACATGGTTACGAATCACTTGGTATCTATCGTAAATGGCAAGAACACAGTTATCAAAGAAAGACGGACTGACATACAAACAAAGAGCTTTGGTTGATACCCTCGTAGCCACAGGTTGCACCATAACCGAAGCATCACAGAAGGCTGGTTATTCTAAGGGAGAAGCTGGTAGAGTAGTAGCTAGTAGGACACTACGATTGCCAAAGGTACAGGCATACCTTCAACAAGAAGTATCCAACAAGTTAGGACTAGGTTCTGTCCACGCATCCTCAACATTACTACACCTTATACAAAATGGTAAGTCTGAGTATGTTAGACTAGAAGCATCAAAGGATCTACTAGATAGAATCGGCATGAAAGCTCCTGACAAGGTACAACATTCTCACCACGGAAATGTTAGTATCTCCATAGACCTAGACTAGCGAGGTAGGGGGGGTTGAAAATAGGGCGACAGCAGAGTGGTAACCACCTTTACACACAACATAGTTGAAAAAAGCACTTCAAAAAAATATTTTTTATAGTAAGGTTCGATCATGGTAAAAGCAAATAGAACAAAGTTTAAAAAAGTAGACAAAGAGGAAAAGAAAAAAGCTGCTGTAAACAAAGCTACTAATGCATTTAATGATTACTGGTCTGATTTATCTGAAAGCCAAATCAATAAGTTTGATGAAATTGGCTATAACAAAGATAGATTATTACAAGGTTATTTAGGGGATAGTGGAGCTTTAGGATTTAAAGCTATGATGATGAATAAAGATAACTTTAATACTATTCAGGCTAAACTAATTATTAATGGTATTAAGAAATGGGCAAATAGTTTATTTAAAAAGGATAGTGTTAAAGCAGAAAAAAGGTCTGCTGTTCTACCTAGTTGGAAAATGGGATCTAATCGTGGGGTAGATGATGCAAGTGATAAACTAGCTAGAGAAAGAGGAATGGAAAATCGAATTGTATCAGACACTAATCTTGCTATAGTAAAACAAAGAACAGACGCAAGAAAAAAGAATAAAAAATCTGATTAAGGTATGGCAGATCCTCGAATAAAGAGAGCTGGAGTTAGTGGTTTTAATAAACCTAAAAGAACTCCTGGACATAAGACTAAATCACACATAGTGGTAGCTAAGTCTGGAGATAAAGTTAAGACTATTAGGTTTGGACAACAAGGAAAGACAGGAGATAGAACTATGACAAAGAGAGCAAAGTCTTTTAAGGCGAGGCACGCAAAGAATATAGCGAAAGGTAATATGTCAGCAGCATATTGGGCAAACAAGGTGAAGTGGTGAGTACAGTTAATAAAGCTGGGAACTATACTAAACCCACTATGAGAAAAAGAATATTCCAGAGAATAAAGTCTGGAACAAAAGGAGGCAAGAGTGGACAGTGGAGTGCTAGGAAGGCACAAATGTTAGCTGTTGCTTATAAGAAAGCTGGAGGTGGTTATAAATAATGGTAGCTTTAACACAAAGACAAAAAGACACTTTAAAAAAACATAGTGTCCATCATAGCAAAAAACATATGGATATGATGAAAAAAGAAATGAGATCTGGCAAAACATTTGGTGCAGCTCATAAGAAAGCTCAAAAATTAGTAGGTAAGTAATGGCATTGGCTAAATCTCAGAGAAGTCTGAAAGCATGGACAAAGCAGAAGTGGCGAACTAAATCTGGTAAACCATCTGCTAAGACTGGAGAAAGATATCTTCCAGAAGCAGCTATCAAATCATTGACAGCATCTGAGTATGCCAGTACTACTAGAGCTAAGAGAAAAGGCAGTAGAAAAGGAAAACAGTTTGTTAAACAACCTAAATCTATTGCAGCAAAAACAAGAGCATATAGGAGAGTAACATGAAAGGTATGATGAAACCTAAGAAGACTAAGAAAGCAAAGAAACAATCAGCTACAGCTATGTCTATGAAAAAAGCTGGTAAGAAGCCTAAGAAACCTATGATGGGTGGATACTAAAATGCCTATGGGCAAAGGAACTTATGGTTCACAAAAAGGTAGACCTTCTAAAAAGTTAAAAGGCAACCAAAAAAAACTACCAGAATTTTTAAAGAAAAAGATTATGGGTAGTAAAAAGAAAAAGTAAGGAGCTAGATATGTATAATAAAATGCTAGATCGTTGGAATAATCTTAACAAAAAAGGTAAGACATTAGTTGTTGCAGTTGCTGTTATAATAGTTATTGCAATAGTACAGTCTGTATGACACAGCAATACGCACAGGATCTTATATCTTTTCAAGACAGAATGAAGTTAAGAAAGATTGTTAAGAAGGTTCATTTCTCTCACTATCCAAAAGAATTAATTACGGATAAAGAAGCAGATATGTTTATTGAATCATTACTACCTGAAACTATTTACAAGTTAATTAAAGCTGGTACTGATTCCAATACTGTGTGAGTGGATTAAATTATAAAGCACCTGGAGAAGTTATTAAATCCTTTATGAAGGATAATAGCTTCTTTAGAGGTGTTCGAGGTCCAGTAGGATCAGGCAAATCAGTATCTTGTTGTATAGAAATTTTTAGAAGAGCTGCCAGACAACAACCATCTCCTGATGGTAAACGAAAATCTAGATGGGCAGTAATCAGAAACACAAACCCTCAGTTAAAAACTACTACCATGAAAACATGGTTAGATTGGTTTCCAGAACATACATTTGGTAATTTTACTTATTCAGTACCATTTACACATCACATAAAGATTAATGATATTGAATTAGAAGTTTTATTCTTAGCACTAGATAGACCAGAAGATGTGAAGAAACTATTATCACTAGAGCTTACAGGAGTATGGATCAATGAAGCTAGAGAAATTCCTAAGTCTATTGTAGATGCTTGTACTATGCGTGTAGGTAGATTTCCAGCAATTAAAGATGGTGGACCTACATGGTACGGTGTTATTGCTGATACTAATGCACCAGATGAAGATCATTGGTGGTCTATAATGTCAGGAGAAGTGCCAGTGCCAGATCATATGAATCAAGAAGAATCATTAATGTTAGTTAAACCTGATAACTGGAAATTTTTTGTACAACCTCCAGGTATGTTAGAAAAAAAAGAAGATGATAAAATTAAGGGTTATGAACTAAATACAACAGCAGAAAATATTAAGAATGTTACTCCTGAGTATTATAGTAATATTATTAGAGGTAAATCAAAATCGTGGATAGATGTTTATGTTTTAAATAAATTAGGAACTATAGAAGATGGAAAGTTAGTCTATGGTTCATTTAGAGAAGATACACATATAGCTAGTGAGAATATAGAGTTTGCAGATACTTCAGTATATATAGGGTTAGACTTTGGTCTAACACCTTCTGCTGTATTTGGACAACGACTACCTGATGGTAGATGGATTATAAACCATGAGTTAGTTTGTTTTGATATAGGCACAGTTAAGTTTAGTGAGATGCTAAAGCATGAAATAATAAAACATTGTGCAGATAAAGATTTAAAAATATTTGGTGATCCAGCTGGTGATTTTAGGGCGCAGACAGATGAAACTACTCCTTTTCAGATACTTAGACAGCAAGGTATCCAAGCCTTTCCAGCTCCATCAAATGATGTAGCTCTACGAATAGAATCAGTAGAATCTGCATTGAATAGGATGGTTGATGGTAAGTCAGGTTTCTTACTATCACCATCCTGTAATCAGCTAAGAAAAGGTTTTTTAGGTGGCTACCATTATAGAAGAATACAAACATCTGGAGAAAGATATGAAGATAGACCTAATAAGAATAAATATTCTCATGTACATGATGCACTACAGTATTTAATGTTAGGTGCTGGAGAAGGTAGATCTTTAACTGTAGGACCACAGAAACAAACAGTTACAAATGTTTACAAAAGTTGGGATATATTTAATAGAAATACAATAAATAAGCGAGGTAAATGGGATATTTTCCGAAAGAATGGCTAGTATTCTTTTATGATCCACCTTTAGAATCGTGGTATCATATGTTTAGGAGAGGGGGTATGGCACATTGTGGCATGATGGGGTATGATCATACTAAGAATGTATGGATTATTATAGAACACATACACAAAAGACTTGATGTAAAAGTTTTATCTGGTGAAGAAATATCTTACATAATGGAATATATTGTAAACAACAAAGGAGTTATTTTAAAATGTCCACTTCAAAGAGAAAAATTTAAATTATTTCAAGGAGCATGGTTAAGAGAAAATAGTTGCGTTACAGTAATAATGAGGGTATTAGGTATTAATAGGTTGATTATAACACCTTATGGGTTATATAAATACTTAGTACATAATGGATGTAAACAATGGGAATATTTAGAACACCAAAATACAGAAAATCAGCTTCAGAAATAGCTATGGAAAAGCAAATGGAAGAAGATCGTAAAAAAGCTGAAGAAGAAAAAAAAAGATTAGAAGCTGAAGAAAAAAGATATAAGAAAAGATTTGGTAAAGGAATGGTTGGTGTTAGATCATTATTTTCAAAAGCTGGTGGTGGTGGTTTTTTTAGTGATGGAGAAGAAACTTAATGGGTGCAAAACAAGGAGCTAGTTCATCAAAAGGTGGAATGTCTAATAAATCTGCTGAATCAAATGCAGTAGTACAAGGTATTAATGCAGATAAATATGCTCAAAAAAAATTAGGTATTACTGGTCCTAATGTAATGAATACTCCAGCTGGTACATTAGTTACAAAAGGATTTACATCTTCTACTGTTCCAAATCAAATGTATGGTGCAGAATACCAAGCAGCAAGAAATGAATATTTAGCTAATCAAGGTTTAGGAACTGTTAGAGCTGATGGTAGTTTTATGACAGGAGTGCAAACAGATAAAGGTTTAGTATTTACATCACAAGCTAATGAGGCATTTAAAGCATCCAAAAGAGAATCAATACCTTTATCAAAACAAATGTTTGAAAGTCAAAAAAGATTTAAAGCTGGAATGGCAGCAGTTGCTGCATTAGCTGGTATTCCTGTAATGCCAAGTGTTTTGTATGCGAAATCAAGAACACCTTATCAAGAATATTTAAGTAATAATAAACAAATGTTTTCTTACCAAAATATAGATTCTGGAAATAATCAAAACAAAAATCAAGAGGTTCAAGGTCAAGAAATGGCAGCTCCAGTTGGAGATAATATAGTTAGTAAAGAAACAAAAAAGAAAAAATATTTAGCAAGTTTAAAAGATGGAGATATTTCTAAAGGAGATAGAAAATTTATTACTGGTACTAGACAAGGTTTTGGTGGTGAATATACAGTTTAATGGAATATAATAGTTACAGATCTGCTGCAAATATGTCTGATGAAATGTCAGCAAAAATGTTTTTAAAAAAATATTCACAAGCAGATGCTTTAAAAACTATATGGAAATCTAAGTTTGAAGAAGCATATGAATACACTATGCCAGGTAGAGAATCTTTTTATGAAGAATCACCTGGGCAAAAAAGAACAGATAGAATATTTGATGAAACAGCTGTAGTAGGTATTCAAGAATTTGCTAGTAGATTACAAGCTGGTATAACTCCTACATTTGGTAGATGGATTAATTTAAAATCAGGTATTGAAATAGCACCTGACATAGCTCCTCAAATAGATGAACAGTTAGATTCAATAACTCAATATATATTTGAAGTATTACACAACTCTAATTTTAATCAAGAAGTACATGAAGCATTTATGGATTGTGCAGTAGGTACAGGATGTTTATTAGTTAATGAAGGAACAGCATCTGATCCTATAGTATTCAATGCAATACCTTTACCTCATATAACTTTAAATAGTGGACCTAATAATAAAATTGATTGTATATATAGAAAGCGACAAATTAGATTAGGAGATCTAAAAGTATTATATCCAAATGCAGAACTTAATGAAATTACAATAAATAAATTATCACAAGATCCAGATCAAAAGATTAATGTTATTGAAGGTACAATGCGTAATTATTCTGATGTAAATAAAGAAGCATATGATTATGTAGTATGTGTACAAGAACATGAATCAATTATAATACAAGAAAAGTATACTGGAGCTGGATCTAATCCATTTATTACATTTAGATGGAACAAAGCATCAGGAGAAGTTTATGGTCGTGGACCAGTATTTAATGCTATGTCAGCTATTAAGACTACTAACCTTACTGTAGAATTAATATTAGAAAATGCACAGATGAATATATCTGGTATTTATCAATTAGAAGATGATGGAGTAATTAATACAGATAATATTGCATTAGTGCCTGGCACAATAATTCCAGTTGCTCCTGGATCTAGAGGATTACAGCCTATTAATGGTGCTGGTAGATTTGATGTAGCACAATTAGTGTTAGAAGATATGAGAAATAATATTAGAAAAGCATTATATATGGATACACTTGGTCCAACAAAAGGTACACCAATGTCTGCTACTGAAGTTGCAGAAAGAATGTCCGATCTATCAAGACAAATAGGATCATCATTTGGTAGATTACAATCAGAATTTATACAACCATTAATTAAACGAGTTATATACATACTAAAAAAACAAGGAAGAATAGAAATACCTAGTATAGATAACAAAGAAATAAAAATTATTCCTGAATCACCACTATCAAGGGCGCAGAATGAACAAGATATTGCTGATGTTAATAGATTTAATTCTACTTTAGGTCAAACATTCGGTCCTGAAGTATTAAATTTAATAGTTAAACAAGAAGAAGTAGCTAGATATCTAGCAGAAAAAATGAATTTACCAGAAAAAATTATTAGAGATGCAGCTGAACAGCAACAAGTAATGCAACAGATGCAACAACTACAACAGATGCAACAAATGCAAGGAGGACAAGGTGGCTTGGGAGAAGATACGCAACAAACCTGAAGGTTTTTATCATTCAATAGACGGATTTACTAGATCAAAAGGTGCAGAAATAGAGCTTAATGCTGATATTGCTGCATTATTTAAAACAGATCTAGGAAAAAAGGTTTTAAATTACTTAAAATCTATTACAGTAGATGCTGTAGCTGGTAGAGATATTACAAATGACCAGCTAAGACACTTAGAGGGAATGAGATATTTATATTTTATTATACAAAAAAGAATAGAAACACATAAGGAGAGTTAATGTCAGAAGAAGCAGTACAATCAGAAGAACAACAACCAGTAGAAGCTACACAAAAAGAACCAGAAGTTAGTAGACCTGAGTATGTTCCTGAAAAATTTTGGGATACAGATAGAAATGAAATTAAAGTTGAGGAACTTAGTGCATCATATAATTCTTTAGAAAAGAAATTAGGTATGAGAACTGATGAGTTATCAAACCAAATACGAACAGATATAGAACAAGAAAGATTAGGTTCTATCCCAGAAAAATATGAAATTGTTATGCCTGATGTACCTGAAGATGTAAACATTGAGGTAAATGAAGAACAAGAATTACTTAAAGAATGGTCAAATATTTGTAAAGAAAACAAATTATCCCAAGAAGTATTTAATAGAGGTGTTAATGCTTTTGTTAATAATGAAATAGCTGGATTACCAGATATAAAATCAGAAATGGAAACACTCGGAGATAATGCTAAGTCTAGATTAGAAGCAGCAGAGCTATGGTCTAAGAAGTATTTATCTACTGAAGCATATGATGCTATGAGTAAGTTAGCCACAACTGCTGAAGGTGTCAAAGCTATTGAAGAAATAATGAATATTACTAAAAGCAAACCATTACCTAATGCTAATACTGTAGTAGATGCAGAACTAGAAGAAGATGATTTAAGATCTATGATGAATGATCCTAGATATTATGATCCATCACGCAGAGATAAAGCATATTACGATAAAGTAACAAAATTATTCGAAAAGAAATATGGCTAAGAATAAAGAACTTCCTTTTAAAAAGTATATTTTTAAATGGGAAGATCCTACTGGTCATAGTGAATGGATGTCAAAAAATGACATGGATACAGTAAAACCAGCTGTTATTACTACAGAAGCCTATCTTTATTCTAAAGATCAAAAGCATATAAAGACATTTTCATCATACATAGAAGAATCTGATGGGTCATATACATTTGGTGATGTCAATGTTTTTATTGCTTCTGGTCTTGTAAAGATGACAAAAATATAATATATCTCAACTAACAAGCCGAAATAGACTGGAATATGCCCAGTAGGATAACATACTAAAGTTTATAACGACAACTTGATTATTAACCAAGAATACTCGAAAGGAAACTTATTATGAGTGCGACTATAGACCAAGCCTTTATAAAGCAGTTCGAAGCAGAAGTGCATATGGCTTATCAAAGAATGGGCTCTAAGCTCAAAAATATGGTCCGTAATGTTAGCAACGTAAAAGGAAATACCGTTCAGTTTCAAAAAGTAGCCAAGGGTTCTGCTTCAACAAAAGCAAGACATGCCGAAGTTGTCGCTATGAACTCTGTACACTCTAATGTAACTGCAACACTAAACGACTTTTACGCAGCAGACTATGTGGACAAACTAGACGAACTAAAAGTAAACATTGATGAAAGAAACATTGTTGCTCAAAACGCAGCATATGCTCTTGGTAGAAAAACAGACAGTATTGTAACAGATACTTTTGATGCTGGAGCTACAGCAGTAGCACACAACGCAAACTCTGATTCTGCCGCTGGTATGTCTTTAATCAAAGCTAAGAAGATGTTTGAAACATTCCAAGAAAATGATGTTCCAGATGATGGACAAAGATATTGGGTTGTTGGTGGAAACCAATGGTCAGATCTTTTATCCATAGATCAATTCTCTAGAGCTGAATATATCGGTGAAGCTGATCTTCCATTTAAAGGTGGATTAACAGCAAAGAGATGGATTTCATTTATGTGGATGGCATTTAGTGGTTTATCAAAAGATGGTTCTAATGATAGATTTACATTAGCATGGCATAAGTCATCAATGGGATTAGGTGTAGGTTCAGATGTAAGAACTGAAGTAAACTACATACCTGAGAAGGTAGCACACCTAACTACATCATATATGTCAATGGGTGCAGTACTTATTGATACTGACGGATGTAGAGTGCAGAAATGTAGGGAGAGTTAATCATGGCATACGCAACTTCAAATCCAATTAAGAAGATCTCTCAAATGGGAGATAGTAATTCTATGTGGTACTACTCTGATGGAGATGCCATAGGAACTATTGATGATGCAGATTACTTTTTATCAGCAACAGGCGACTTAAATGCTGGTGATGTAATTATTGTAAACAGTGGTGGATCAAATGGTGTAGTAGATATTTTAATAGTATCAGCTGCTTCATCCTCTACAGTAACAACTGCATTATTATCATAATGATATTGGGGGGATTTATTCCCCCCTTTAACCATGGCAGATACTAAAGTAGACATATGTGCAAGAGCTATCATTATGATAGGCGCACAACCTATTTCATCTTTTGATGATGGTTCAACAGAAGCATTAGTAGCTTCTAATATGTATGAAAATATACTGAAGTCTTGTTTATCTAGACATAGATGGAAGTTTGCTACAGAACAAAAACAACTTTCTTTATTAGCTGATGCACCTACAGGAAGATATGAATATGCTTATCAATTACCATCAAGTCCTGAACTATTAGTTTTAAATACAGTTACAGTTAATGACAATCCAATACACTATGCAAGATATGGAGATAAGATTTTTTGTAATACATATGGATCTACTAATGTATTAATAGCAGATTATATATTTAGACAAGAAGAATCAGACTTCCCAGAGTATTTTAAATTAGCTTTACAATATAAATTAGCAGCAATATTTGCTGGATCTGTAGCAAGAGATGCACAGATGATACAACAGTTTGAAACACTTGGTGAAAACCAAATGAGAATAGCAAAGAACATAGATAGTCAAGAAGTATCTAATAGTGTTCTTAATACGAAAAGGTTTATACAGGATAGATTGACTACTGGAGGATACTAATGGCAAAGGTCCTTAGAACTGTATACACTAACTTTGCAAGTGGAGAACTTAATCCTTTATTAAACGCAAGAACAGATGCTTCTGCATATTTCAATGGAGCAAAGACATTAAGAAACTGGTACTTACTTGATGAAGGTGGATTAATGCGTAGACCAGGTACTACATATAAATCAACATTACCTGGAGCATCAAGAATAATTCCTTTTATATTTTCTAACGATGAGATGGCAGTATTTGCTTTATCTAATAATAGATTAGATGTATTTAATAGTAGTGGTGCTAGTGTTCAAGCTAATATTACTAGCAACTGTAATTGGACAACAGCACAATTATTTGAATTAAATTATGCACAGTTTGGTGATACAGTATTTATTGTACATAGAGATAACCCTATAGTTAAAATTGTAAGAACTTCTGCATCAAACTTTGCAGTAAGTTTATTTACATTTGAAGAAAATGAAACTGTTACTGTAGGTGGTGTTAATAAAACAACACAACCTTTTTTTAAATATGCTGCATCAACTATATCAGTTACTTTGTCTGCACACGCAACTGGTACAGGAAGAACATTAACAGCTAGTTCAGGATATTTTACAGCAGATTATGTAGGTACATACTTATTAGTAAATAATAAACAAGTTAAAGTAACAGGATTTACAAGTTCTACAGAAATAACTGTTACAGTTATAGAAGATACAGTAAGTAATGGTCCTCATTTTGTATGGGCAGAACAACTTATATCTTCAATAAAAGGTTTTCCCCAAGCAGTTACATTCCATGATAATAGATTATATTTTGGTGGTATTAAGGATAAACCAGCATCAGTTATAGGTTCAGTAGTAGGAGAATATTTTAATTTTGAAGTAGGTTCTGGTAATGCAGATGACGCTATAGATGTAACTATAACAGCAGATAGAATTAATGAGATTAGGCATTTAGTAAGTTCAAGAAACTTACAAGTATTTACTGATGGTGGTGAATTTTTTGTACCTTCTTCTTCTGATACTTCAGCAGTCACACCTTCTAATATTGTTTTTATGAGGCAAACACCATATGGATGTAATAGAGCAAGACCAGTTATATTTGATGGAGCTACTTTATATGCACAAAAGAATGGTAAAGCTATAAGAGAATATCTTTTTTCAGATGTAGAATCAGCATATGCCTCTACTTCAATATCTATACTTGCTTCGCAAGTTATTAATAATCCAGTAGATATGGCTATGATAACTGGTACAGCAACTAGACCAGAACAATTTGCTTTCTTTACTAATACAGACGGAACACTAGCTTTATTCCATAGTATTAGATCTGAAAAGATTGCTGGATGGACAGCATGGAGTACTAGATCAGGAGATAATTTTACAAGTATTACAGCAGTTAATGAAAATTTATTTTGTGTTGTATCTAGAGTTATAGGTGGTTCTACTATATATACACTAGAAAAGTTTGCTGATGATGATACTTTAACTTTAGATTGTTCTGATGTTACAACATTAAATCAACAAGGTTCTCCTAAAGTAAATGGCAGTAGTCAATCAGGATTATCATTAAATGTAGATGGATATACAACTGCACCAAATCCTAATGATATTATTACAATAGCTGGTAACAGTACAGAATATACTATTCAAACTGTTAATGCTACAGCAACAGGGTTTACATTAGTATTAAATCAAACACTTGCAGCTACTCCATCTGATAATGCAGTAATTACAATAGTACAAGGTAGATTACATAATACACCTACGCACTTGACATCTACTTCAGTATATGCTGTTGATGGTACAATGGCATTAGGAACATTTACTACTACAGGATCTAATACAATAACACTAAATGAAGCTCACCCAGCTGGAGTTACTATAGGATTTAATTTTAGTCCTGAGTTAGAAACTATGCCTATAGATAAAGAAGTACAGAATGGTCCATTGACAGGAAATTTTAAAAGAATATCTAGAGCAGTTATAGATGTTGCAGATACACTTAATATTGCTTTACAAGCATCAGATAGAACTGCAAAGAATCTAATTATTAGACAAGTAGATTTTAATGTAGCAACATCAGTAGCTAAGGTTACTGGTAAAAAAGAATTTTATTTTCTTGGATATGATAGATCACCTACAGTAAAAATAACACAAACAGAACCATTACCATTAAAGTTATTAGGTATGGCACTAGAGGTAATATATTAATGTCAGCAATAACACCAGCAACTATGTTTATGATTTCAGCTGGAATTAGTGCAACTGGAAGTATTTTGCAAGCTCGAGCAGCAAGTGCAGCTGCAAGAGAAAATATAAAAAGATATGAACAAGAAAAAAAAGTTGCAGAGTTTGAAGGATTACAAGCAGAACTTGCAAGAAGAAGGGAAGTAGAACAAATACTAGCAAATAACAGAGCTGTTAAAGGAGCTAGTGGTGTAGGAGAAAGTAGAAGTTTTCTTGCAATACAACAAGATATTAGAAATGTTTTAGAACAAGATTTAGCTACTAATAGATTTAATGTAAATAAAATTAAAACATCTTATGATCAAGCTATTTATAATGAAAAATTAGATAGTAGATATTCTAATATAGGTTCATTAGTAAATGCTTCTACTACTGTAGTAAATGGATGGCAATACCATGATATGTATTTAAAAGAAGGCGAAAAAACATTTGGACAAAAAATTATAGGATTTAAGAATAGGATAATTCGTGGTTAAAATACAAAAAATACTACCGACTACAACAGTATCACCATCATCTACAGCTTCTAGAATGGGTGTAGTAACAGTGGGTACTCCTAATATATCTGGTATAACTCAGCCTATCGCTGATTCTTTAAATGCTTTTGGTGAAGCACAAGCAAAACTTTATGATGCAAATTGGATGAATGATTATGAATTTAATACAGGAATGTTTATGAACAACAAAGTAAACGAAATACTTACATCTGGTAAAAATCCAAACCTTGAAGAATTTACAGCTGAAATGAACTCATACCATAATGCTGTATTAAGTAATGCACCAGAAAGATTAAAGATAGCTGCTGATGGTTGGTTTCAACAAAAGTTTATAACAAGTTTTGACGTATTAAGAGAACAAAGTAATACTGTAACATATAATGAAAATAGAGAAAAGTTTGATGTTTGGCTTAATAACGTAGTAATAGATGCAGAAAATCATTACTTTAACATAGGAAGAACATCAAAGAATAGAGAAGAAGCATTAAGATTAATACATGAATATAGTGGAACTGTATTAACCCAAGCATTAGGCTCACTAAAAGGTAAATATGAAGCACTAGAACCATTTAGTGGTGGTGATATGAATGGATCAGATTTAAGAACAAAAGAATTACAAATATTACAAAGTGTAGAAATTGCTAGAATCAATGCTATAGCATCATTATTTTATCAAGATATAGATATACAAAATCCAATAGAAATGAATGAAGCAAATCTTGCTTTTGCTAATTGGCAAAGTGATTATCTTTTAGATAAAAATAATAACAGAGGTATTAACTATAATGTTTTTGAAAGTGAAACAGGAGTAAAAGTTGGAGAAGAAACTTTACTAAGTGTTATTGAAGCTAATAATAGATATGTAGCAAAAATACAAAATAATAATTTAGTAAAAAAAATAGATGAAGTTGGAGTTGATAAAACACAAAACTATCAAAATATTAAAAAAATAGAAGGAAATTTAAAAAGTCTTACTACCATTAGTAGTGATTTTGTAAAAATGTCAGGTACACCAGGTAGTAATTACTATGAACCAATGACCTTTGATGAAGTAGCTACAAGTCTTGAACAACAGGGTTTAGAGGTTACTCCAGAAAAAGTAAATAAAATTTTTAATTTAAATGTTGCAAAGTATAATGTAACAAAATTATATGGCGAAGTTATTTTTGATACAGCTGGTGATGGTATTAATTTTCAAGAACCTAAAAATAGTTTAAGTAATAGAATATCAGAATTAGACGCAGATCAAATTACATTAATGGGTGGAGAAAAAGTTATTATGGATGGGTACTATTCTACTATTTTTAAAGGGTATGGTTATGAAAATACAATAGATTTTTTTGATAGTTTAAATGAAGATGATTTAACTACTATATCAAAAATTATGCAATATGAAAAATATATACCAACAGGATATGCTAATTGGTTAAATCAAATAGGACCAACACAAATTGTACAAATGGAAGAAAAAAATATAGAAGCAATATTAGATAAAACATTATCTACATTTGATGTACTGACCAATGGTGGATACCTAGACATTGAAGGTATGAGTACTGAAATGGATGAATTTTTTACTACTATGAGCCAACTTAGATCAGAAGGTATGCCTAATGGTTCAATAGCAGCAATAATGAAAAAGAAAGTAAACAGATCACAAAATGAATTAGAAGAAATAGAAACTAAAAATAATGAATGGTTATCAGAAAATGTACTACCAGGTGATGGAGAAAATGACATTAAAGCAAGATTTGTAAAATCTATAGTAAATCAATGGAAAGCTGGGTATGACAAAGATGGAAATGAAGCAATAAACTTGTATGCTTCTGGACATTTTATGCTTGCAGTAAAAACACAAGATGAATATACAGCACAAAAAGCAGCTGAAGAATTTTATGATAGAAACCCAGCATTAATAAATGATCTTATTTTAAACAAAGCACTTCCTTACTTTAATTATTTATCAGAATATGGAGATGATGATGAACAAAAAAATATAAGATTTGAAAGAGCTATTAATTATACATTAAATTCAATGGAAAAAGGACATTATGGAGCTAGTCCATTTCAAGACAATATTCCTGGTGATACATATGTATATATGCCTATAGTAAAAGAACACAAAAATATAAGTACATCTGGTAATCAACAAGAAGATATAGAATTAGCATTAGCAGCATATACATATAATAATTTATCTAAGATATTAAGTGATGAAACTCATGGTTTATATGAATCTATGAAAGATCAATTTACTTTACCTGATGGTAGATTAGAAATTCCAACCATGGAAAAAATTAGAAACCTTATTCAAAATGGTAATATATATGTATTATATAGAGAAGATGGTGGTACTGGTGCTAATGCTAATTATGATGTAGTTGTAGCAAATAGTGGTACAAGTTATTTAGAACCAGAAAATTATGATACATTGAATACATTATCATATGATGGCAGAGCTTTTAATCCTACAGAATATACTAATGGGGGAGAAATATCTTTATCTAAATTAGAATCAAGAATAGATGCAGATATGGCTAAAGAAGATTTAGGATCAACAGGAACAATTAGTACAGCATATTTAGATTCTTTAGAAGAAAGATTTATAGCACCTTTGCTACGTAATATATTAGAAACATATGGAGGTTTAGATGTAGAAACACAATATGCTAAAATATTGAATCATTTATATGAAAATGATGATTATAATAATCACAATATATTTCATCAAGAGTATAGAAATAAACAATTTAATACACCAAAACAAAGAAATGAATTATTTGGAATAGTTAATGGACAAATGGATGATCTATTAAATAAAGAAACTACAGTATATAATAAAGAAGTAGTTAGTTCTATATTTAACTATGTAGAAGAAACATATAAAAATTATGAACCTATTACAAAAGCATTTATTTCTAGAATTTTAATAGATTTTCCAAATATAGATAAAGAAGAATTATATGGTGCTATACTAGGAGAGAATAATGCAACATATGTAAAAAATTTATACAATAATCCTGACTTAAATTCTTATATTAATCTTTACTTTATGAGTGATATTTTTAATCAAGCATTTGAAAGTTTTGAAAAAGATGGTGAATAGGTTTAATAGAATAAAATTTGGATCTCAGGGTGTAAAAGTAAAAGACTTAATAACAAATCCTATACAAGATAGGTTTGAACCAGTAGATTTAAAAAAAGATTTTGAAAAAGTAACCGACTTTTTTACTGATCCTGGTATGATGAGTAGAGCTATAACTGATAGAACAGTTATTGGAATTCCTTTAGACATAATAAATTATTCAAGATTCAATGATGATGCAGATGAAAGATACAATCCCTTTTTAGATCCACAATTAAAAGGATGGGCAAATCAATTTCCAGAAAAGTTTTTTGATTCAAGATCTCCACAAGAATCAGCATTTAGATTAAGTGCTATGAAACAAAAAGCAAATGATTTAAAGAACCCATATTTTGCAGCAACAAGTTTAGTTAGTGAAATATTTTTAGATCCATCATCAATATTATTATTAAGTAAACCATTAAGATTAGCTATGATGGGTAGTAATCCTAATAAATTTAGTAAACTTGGTGGATTAGTAATATCAGAAGAAATTGGTAAACAAGTTTCTGATAGAGATAGAACATATACAGATGCTATTGTTATGACTGCTGTTGGTGGTGCTTTACATAAACTTAATCCTATACTAAGTAAATATGATAAAAGATATAATAAACATAGATACGATCCTTCTAATGATAAAGGTGTCATCATAGATTTAGATGATTTAGCTGATGTTTCTAGAACAGAATCTGGTGTTTCTACCAAAGTATTATTACTAGAACCACCAAAAATAAAAACACCGACTAAACCAAATGTGCCAAAAAATGTTACCAACCTATTAAAAAATTTTCAAAATGAATA